GCTATACCGCGTGGCCCAGGCGGCGCTCGTGCCGTCGGTCACGAGCGGCCCGGCCTTCCCGCCCTGCGACGGCAACGCCGAATATCCGGTGATGTCGGCGGTGCTGTGTGTGTGAACGGCAGCGGCCGCGGTGATGTCGGCTGCCGCCAGTGACACCGCCCCTGTCTTCCCCTGAACACTCTGGACAGGAGACGCCGCGGCGGCGGCGGCCGTGAATGATGCGATGTCGCTCGTGGTGTGCGTGTGCACCTCTGCGGCCGCTGTGATGTCGGCCCGAGTCAGCACCACCGCCCCGGCACGGCCCTGCACGCTTTGCACTGGTGCGGCCGCAGACGCGGCGGCCGTCAGCCCGACCACGTCTGCAGTCGAGTGGGTGTGGGCGGATGGCGCGAACGTCGTGGGAACGTTCGACAGGCTTGTGTATGAGCCACTCGTGGCGACCGCAGCCAGCCCGCTCACGTCAGCGGCTGCGAGCGAGATCACGCCGGTTCGGCCCGCAACAGACTGCACAGGGGCCGCCGCCGAGGCAGCCGCCGTGAACGACACAACATCCGAGGTCGAGTGCGTGTGGGCTGCGGGCGTGAACGTGGCTGGGACGTTACTGAGTGCCGTGTAGGAAATCGTCGGAATCCGTCCGATCGCAAACGTGCCCGCCGTCACGTCGGCCGCCTGGAGCACCACCGCACCCGTGCGGCCAGCGACCGATTGCACCGGCGCGAAACTTGATACGGCGGTCGTGCCGTAGGACGCGATCTGAAACTCGGCGGCGCTCGTCGAGATCGTGATGCCTTCGCCGGCTTTGAGTTGAAACGTGCCGAACGCATTCGTCGCGGTGCCAGGCGCGACGAGAAAGCCGGCCGGGCCGATGCCTCCAGACAGCGTGATTCCGACGGCAGTGCCGCCGCTCACACTCACGCCCGCGGCGGTGCTCGAGACGACGACGTTGATGCTCATGGGGCATAGACCGTGAAGGTGCCACTCAGATACGTGCGGGTGACTAGGGCCGGAGACACGCCGCGGAGATACCAGCGGTAGTTCGCTGTCGGCGAGAGCGCGTCAGTTTGTGTTTCTGTCAGAGACAGGTTTACCTGGCCTGCGGCAGCGTTCACGTTCGTGACCGTGAACGTGGCGACCGTGGCACCCTGCGACGTGCTGCCGCCGGGGTTCGCAAACGTGTAGCTTGTCGAGACTTCGTAGACAATCGCCGTCCACGCGAAGTTTGTAACGTCGATATCGAGATCTGCGAGCATCCCGAATTCATCACCCTTCGTCATGGAGACGTTGAGTGTTCCGGGAAGTGCGACGAAGTCTGCCATGATCTCAGCCTACGTTTTTATGGGCGACTCTTTTAGAACGGCGGGCGGCCAAAGTACGTCGCAAATGCTGCCTCGGGATGCACGCGGCGGTTTAGGATCGACGGAGCACCGGAGCCGGTAAAGTCGCTGTTGAATCGGATGCTGCCGTCATCATTGAGCGCCAGCACGCTCGCGCTTGCGATCTTTGTGTCCTCCTCATCAAACACGAAGCAGCGTTTCTTTTTTGCGCTGGCACCCGAGCCGCTGATGTAGTTCCACCCGACGTTCGGCAGCAGCAGATTCCACCCGCTCTGGCGAAACACAAGCTCGGCCGTCACGCTCCAGTACTTGATTTCCACATCGTTCACGACTTCGACTTGCTGCTGCCCGCTGATACCGGCGCACTTCCACTGGTGTGGCGAGGCTCCAAGGAACGCATCACTGTTCACGGCGTTCGTGACTGCGGCAGCCACTGCCAGCGGAAAGTTGGCACGGTTGCCGGCGATCGAGCACCGCACCTCACTCTCCTCAGTCATGGCTCCTTCAAAGAAATCTCCAGCCGAGTTCATCAGTGCCCGGCGCGAACCGTTCCCGCTGCCGTGGTAGTAGGTAAGCGCAGGCACCGCCGCCCCGCCGGTTGAGAAACTCCAGATGTCGGCCCGCAGCAGTGGGTTCGGGTTGGAATCATCCTTGCCCTGGGCCGGCACTTCGTAGCGATACGTGATCTCGGCGTGCTGCCTGTCAGGCTCGGTGATCGAGCCTTCGGTGCAGAGCAGATACGTGAACTCAGGATGGGATGCCCCGTGGAAGATGCCGACGTAGTTCAGCAGCAGTTGATGCGCAACCGGCTGCGATACGGTCACGACGTACTTTCGCTCGGCCGTCGGCGACTCGCCGAACTTGTGGCTGAACGTGCGGGGCAGGACTTCGCGGGCGTTGATGATCGCCATTACGCCGCCCCCACAATTTCAACGGTGCCGCCGAGCTTGTTAATCTCACGACGAATCTCGTCGAGTTTCTGGAGCTGCTGCCGTCGCTGCTCAATGGCCGGGTCTTGCTGCCCGGTCGCCAGCCGCAGGAACTGCGACGCGCCCTCGCTCGTGCGGATATCGTTCGCCTGAATTGTCGTCGGGCCGAGCGTGTTCAGACCGTTCAGACGCTCGCGCTCAATGTTCGCGTACTCTTCGGCGTACTGTTCGTTTAGGTCGGCGATTTGCGTGGCTGTTTTGAGCGCGTCCTCAAAGCCGGAGCGAATCGCGTCGGCGGCCTGTTCGTAGGTCTGCGGATCAATCGACTTGTCAAGCAACTGCTGGTCAAGTTCCGCGAGTTGCTGCTGCGCTGCGGAAAACGCATCGGGAGCGATCTGGAAATTCTCAAACGAGAAGGTGTTGTCGATCTCTTTTTTGACATTGGCAATCGTTCGCTCTGCGTCGGCCGTCGAGAATCCGAACTGCACCGTTTCCTGGGCCGCCGCCTGGGCTTGGTCGAGGAGCGACAGCCGCTGGATCGCAGCCTTCTCGGCCTCAGCGTCACCCGCGGCTCGGGCCTCCACGATCGCTGTTTCGGCTTCGTCGATCTGCCGCGTGATTGCCAGGAGCGTCTCGGCGGCGGTGACTGACTCGTTTCCAATCCCCTGCTGCTTCATAAAGGCGTCGGCAAGTTTTGCGTCGGCCTCGACGGCTGCCTGAGCGGCCCGCTCTGCCGCTGCAATCTTTTCATCTGCGGCCGCCTTGGCTTCCTCGGCGGCCTTCTTCTGTGCAGCCGCTTCTTCGCCGAGTGTGGCGATCTTTGCGTCGAATGCAGCCTTCTCCTGCTCTGCCGCCCTTTTTGCTTCGTCCGAAGTCAATGTTCCATCCGCCTGGAGTTGGGCGATCTGCTCGAGGGCAGTCTGGTATGACAGCGCCGCCTGAAAACCGGCGTCTCCGAACTCAGACGCGGCGGTTGCGGCCGCGCCGATTTCGTTGGCAAACTGCGTCGCGGCCAGCGATGCTTCCGCGAAGTCCACGCTTGCGGTAATAGGCGATTCCACTTCCCTGCGAATGCCTAGGAAGTTCTCCGCGATCGTCAGCAGTCGGCCGACCGTGCCGCCGATTGCACCGGCGATCGTGGCGAATGTCTGCGACACGCTGCCGAAGACAGACGAGATCACGCTGCCGATGCTCTCGATCGTGGACTGAATTCCGAAGAACTCCGCCCACGCAGCCAACTGCTCGCCGATGTACGTCGTCACTTGCGTGAACGCCGTGCCGATGATCGTGGCAACTCGTGAGATCGTCTCGCCGATAGCGCCGATGTTGTCGGCCACGAGCCCGATTGGCGTGAATGACACGACAAAATCAGCCGCCGCCACTGCGCCATCGACGAGGTATCGAACCACGCCTACGAACGCGCCGCCGACGACTTCCCCGACACTGCCGAACGCTTGGGCGAGATCGCCGACCGGTGCGACAACCTCGCCGATCAGTCTGCCGATTCCTCCAAGCACAACGCCGACAACTTCAAAGGCAACCCCCAGTCCAGACAGTATCGGCTCCAGCACGTCACCGATCGGGCCGACGATCGCGTTGATTCCACCGAGGAACTCGGCGGCCCCTTGCGCGATGCCTTCTCCGAGCCCGGAGAACGGCAGGATCAGCAACTCGCCAAGGCGCGAACTCGCCACGCTGAGCGCGTCAAGCCCGGCACCGAAGTCGTCGATTCGCTTGCGATCAATCTTTGAGAGAGAACCGCCTAGCCGCTCGATGTCGCTCGCCGCGCCGGGGAGATTCTTGAAGAACGGCAGCAGATCAGCACCGGCTCTCCCAAACAACGCCACAGCGGTCGCCGTTCTCTTCGCAGGATTTTCGATCGCGATGAGGCTGTCGCCGATCAGCCGGTACTGCTCTTCGGGGCTGAGCGCCGCCAGTTGCTCCGACGTGACGCCGATCTCGGCAAGCGCCTTCTGTGCCGCCTTCGACTCCTCGTCCACCCCGAGCACCGACTTCTGGAGCCGGCCGAACGCCACGCTCACGGCGTCGATGCTGGTGCCGCTCCGCTGGGCAGACTCTTCGAGCACTTGGATGAACTCAAACGACACGCCGAGTTTGTCGGCGATGTTGCCCAGGTTCTCGACGCGATCTTCCAACTCGGTCAGCCCACGAGCCACCGCCGTCGCCCCGGCACCGAATGCCGCCACCGCCGCGACGCCAGCGGTGAACGGGTTGATGAGCGACGCCACCGATGCGCCAATCGCCGAGAGCCCGCCCGACAGTCCGGCACCGCCGCCGAAAATTCGTGCCAGCCCTTCGCCGGCTGATGCCATCCCAGAGAGCCGCCCGGCCACGTTGCCGATGGGGCCTGGCAGGGCCGACAGCACGCCCGAGAGTTCGTTGAACTTCATCACGCCGCCGTCGCCGGCGGCAGCTACGGCTGAATCGTATTTGTTGGCCGAGATCGTCGCGGAAGCAAAGTCGTTCGCGGCCTTATTCAGCGCCGTGCTGTAGGTCTCCTGCGATATTCTGCCGGCTGCCAGGTGGTCATTGAGTTCCTGAACAACTTGATCGTATTTCTGCTGCGGCGAAATGTTCTGCTGCGTGATCTGAGCGGCCCGGGCAACGGCCGCCGCACGCTCCTGCTCCGACCTTGCTGCCTGCTCGTTAGCGCCGCTGGCCTCGGCCACGGCGCGGTCATAGGTCTCCTGGCTGATCGCACCGGCGGCAAGCAACTGATCCAACCGTGCCAACTGTGCGGCACGCCGTTCCTCGGCCGTTGCTGTCCGTTCGGCAAGTGCCGCGCCCTCCGCGAACAACGCCGCCTGCGACTGGGCACTCGCCGTAATGTTCTTTAGTTCCTGCGCGTACTCGGCAGCCGAAATCTGCCCGGTCTTGAAAGCCGACGTGAGGAACGCCACATCGGTCGCGACTTGCTGCTGCGCGGCCGCGGCTGCGGCGCTGCCAGACGCGAACCGATCAAACAGGCTCGCGGCCCCGGCCGCCTGCTTGCCTAGATTCTGGAGCAGCCGGTCAGCCTGCGCGAGTCCCTTCGTCATGCCCGAGGCAGACGCCGTGAACTGCACGCCAAGGCCGATCGTGTTTGCCATTAATTGCCGCCTAAGTCCTTCGCCAACTGTGCCAGCGCTTCCTCGATCTGCGTCTCGTGCTGCGGTGCTTTAGCGATCGGTACGAAATCCTCGCTCTTCGGCGTGCGTCCACGTGGGCAGTACGGCGCGAGCGCCGCACTGGCCATGAGTCCGGTCTGTCGCCACTCGTCGGGCAGCGGGTGGTAGTGCCGGTGAATCGCGAGCCACTCCGCAAACTCCACCGAATCCATCTGCTCGCAGAGTTGCTTTACCGTCATCTTTAGGTAGCCCGCCAGACGAAACAGGAAAACGCGCGTCGGGCGGATTGCTAGTTTTTTGCCAGTTCCTCCACGTCCTTGTCGGTCAGTGCGTTGTGCTCCATCGCCTTCTGCCACACCCGGCTCATGACCTTTGCCGACTTCTTCGCCAGCTGCTCGATCTCGGCGTCGGTGAACAGCCGCACGCCTTTCTCATCGCATAGACACCGGGCGAGGAACTTCGTGCGGAAGTTGTCCACGCCCTTGTCCTTGTTCCTCACCCACTCGTTTTCGTATGAGTCACGCTCGCCCACGCTCATCACGCGAATGAAGACCGAGCCGCCCCACTCCTTCACCTTCACTTCGAGAAGGCCGAGATCGTCCGCCGCCAGAATCTGTTCTTTCGTCAGCGCCATTTTCAGTTGTCCAAAAGTTTCAGCGCGACGGTGTAACGGGTCACGCCGTTCACTTCGCTCGCCACGCTGACTGACTCCCATATTGCATAGTTCGTCAAGGATTGCCCGCCACCTGAGACGGTGACTTGCGCACGAGTGCCGTAGTTCGCCGTGCTCGTGTTCGCCGTGCCAAGGCACTCGACAGACAGAGTGCCGGCCTCGTCGGTCCAGATGACAGAGCGGCCTTTCGGAGCGCCGCCGCCATACGTCCACGAGAGGTTGACTACCTCGGTGAACGGCGTGCCGTTCCACGTGACCGCGATTCCTGTCGAGTAGGACGCCACGGATGCCTCCGCAGCGAACTAGACTCGGGCGACGCGGAACGTGGCCTGGCCCTTCGTCACGTCGTTGACCGTGAGCGTGACGCTCGAGCTCTGCACCGTCGCGGCAGCGGAGAGCGACAGCCCGCCCGTGATTGATAGCGTGCCGGTCGCACCGTCGGTGATCGGGGCAGTGCCGAGATATTCGATCGTGACTTCGCGGCCAGTGTCGGTCGCGGAGCCGGTCAGCGGGCGGTCCATCGTCAGCACGGCCGAGCCAGCCGACTGGCCGAGGTGCGACACGTCGATCGTGTCGTTGCCGCCCACGTTCGTCATGTTGTACGTGATCGTCGTGACCGTGTAGGTCGTGTTGGCGAAAACGAAGTTCGTGCCTTGAGCGTGGCTTGGCATGCGTTAGTTCTCCACCCAGAAGATGTCGTACCGCTGACGGACGCTATAAATCGGCACCTCGGCCCCCTCCTGTTCGACGATATCGTCTGATTCGTCCTCGAGGGTGACCTGGCTTACTTCCACATTTTCCAGACTGCCGGCGTACCCATCCAGAACGCGCCGGCATTTGTCTGCAAGATCCCGGGCCGTGAAATAGTCGGTCGCGTAGACGTACAACTCCATCGACACCCTGGGCATTCCGCCCGGCCCGGTGAGCGTCGGCGTCCGCAGAATCCGAGCCCGACGCCAGATCAGGAGCGGAAACTCGATCGCCGTCTGGCCGACGTACCGCAGTGGGTAAATCCGCCCGGCTATCAGCGCCTGCACGTCCACGTTTGCGACCAGGGCGTTTCGCAGGACGGCTTCGGGTGATTTCAGCGTGGCAGGCATTAGAACGGCCCTTGTGCGGATCGGACCTGTGCGGCGAGTTCACGGGCAGCGGCGTCGAACGCCCTGGCGAGTTCCTGCACAAGCAGCCCTTCGACGCGGGACCGTGTCTGCTCCCACGTGCTGCGGACGGGAGCGCGGCCGTAGGAACCGCCGAGCGGCATCTTGCCCGTCGAGACACGCACGCCGCCGGGCGACTTGCGGAATCGCTCCTTCGTGCCGAACTCTACGAGCCCTTGGTGGTAGCCGAGTTTCGTCGGATCGTATGGCTCGTTGAGTTTGCGGCCGCTTTTGAACCCGACGATCGCCCAGGCCGTGCCAGTGCGTGCGTACTTCTTCACCTTGATCGCAGCCGCTCGCCGCAGATTGCCCGTCTCGCCTTTCGGTGTGTTTTGCTTGAGGGTGGAAACTACGCCTGCATTCTCGGCGGCGCGTTTCAAGGCCGCTCCGATGTGCTTGCTGGCGAGGTTGTTCGGCAGTGCCTCAAACGCCGCCCGGGCTCTCTCCAGCCCCGGCACGTTCATCGTGATACGAATGCCGACAGTGCGATCGGCGGAAATGCGTCTAGCCATCTCGCTTCTCCACACAGATCGCCTCGTGTTCGCTCCGGTTGCCGTGCTCCAGGAGTGAGACGATATCGAGCGTCCGCGACCGCCACGAAAACCGCATCTGCTGATTCAACCCAGGCAGATACCGCATCCGCACACGGTGCGTCACCTGGGTGACTTGCTGCCCGAACGAAAACGTCTCGCGGGCCGACACACCCTCGACGCTCGCCCACGCCGACGACGAATTGCCCCACGCCAGGACAGTCTCGCCGAGGGCATTGGTCGTGCCGCTTGCGACTTGCACGGTGATCCGCTCGCGGAGTTTGCCCGGGTCGATCACGTGTAACTTCCCCAGCGGGCGGCGTCGAGAAGTGCCTTCACTCCGAACGGAACCTCAGAGAGCCCAGTAGCGTCGGCCGCCATGCGGCGCTCGTACCACAAGGCCACAAGCATGAGGATCGCGTTGCGGATGCCGGGCGGCACCGCCGAGCCATCGTTGCCGCGACCCGCCCACCACGTCACCGTGACGGCGTTGTAGTCCTCCAGGTATGCCGGCCACGCGCCGCCGTAGAGGTGCCGGATCACCGCCGGCTTCGCCTCGCGATCAACGCGGTACTGCGTCGTTGAGAGCGTGGCTGTCTGCCCCGTCTCGTTTAGCGTGTACGTGATGGTCGTGCCGGTGTAGCCGGCGGCCGTCGCCATCGGCGGGCGGGGCAGGCGGATCTCGGGTGGGAACCCGTCCATCCGCATCACGAGTTGCTGGTGCAGCAGTGCCTCGTCTATGTAGGCTTCGCACCACTGCCGGGCGGCCGTGATGAGCGACGCGATGTACGCGTCGTCGTCGATCGTATCGACGCGGCAGTGGGCTTTGGCCTCGGCGAGCGAGACCGGCTCAACCGTCGGCGGCGTCTGGACCGTCACGCTGCGGAAGTGCATCTGGGTTCACCTTGGGAGGTCGGCCGCGACGCTTCGGCGTCACCGCCGCCTGCTCGCCGCCCTGGTCGATCACCGCCGTCTCGATCAAATCCAGTTGTTTTTCGGGAATCGCCCGGCCGTCGGCGATCAGCCTCTGGGCGACTTCAGGATCGCAATCCACCACGTCCCCGACGCGGTACGTGCTGTAGTTCTTCTGGAACTTGATTTTCATGATTGAGGCACACTCCATGCAGTTTCTGGACGTTTTCCGCCGTTCGTGAAATCTGTCGTCCACTGGAAAACAGGCTTGCCGAGATCACGGCCCGGCCACGTGACAACGTATTCGCCGTGACCGAGCACCACGCGAGGGGTGATGTAGACACGGTTCCCGCTCTCCCGCCAGTTCCGCCAGAAATAGATGTCTGGATCGACGCGGCCTTCGTTCCACGAGCCGTCGGGACCGGGCTTGCTCCAGAACCACGGCCGCTTCGCACGCTTCAGCGCCGCCGTGGAGATCACGGTGAGCCCGAAGTGGGCGCTGTCCACCTCCTGCACCGGCTCCGCAAACCAGCCCGCAGGGACCGTCGTTGTGCCGCCGGACGGCGGATCGTCCAACGTGCCCTTGAGCGTCAGCATCGGGCGGCCGTCTTCTCTTTTCGTCTGGATGCCGGTCACGGCGTCGCACTGAAAAGTCATCGCCATCGCAAAAAGATGCTCGATGTCTTCCTTCGTGAAGAACGTGTCGTAGTCGATCGTCAGCAGATACTCGGCCTTGTCGATGAACTGCTCCATCACCCGCGTGTTGACCTGATCCCAAAACGCACCAGTTCCCATCGTAGGGCGAATGCCCAGCGGCATGAGTGCCTGTGCCCAGGCGAAGTGGTTGGCGGTGAACGAAAGCCGAGGCATCGACAGGATCGCCTCGACGCGGATATCGGCCTCGGTATTGCCGACGCGAACGATCATTTCGGATTCCAAAAGAGAAACGGCTGGCAGAGCAAGTGCCCTGCCAGCCGTTCACTATGGACGCTGTGTCAACTCGTCAGGCGTTGACCACGACCTGGACGCCGCTGTCTGACGCCGACACGGGGCAGGACTCCGAGCGGCCGAGCCGCACGACGGTCGCCACCACGCTCGCCGCGACCGGAGTCGCCGAGACCTTGAGGTAGCGCTTCCGGCCACGCAGATCGACGTTAAGCCGAACCACGTTCGAATCGGCGGTCTTGCTGCCGCTGGTCGGAATCGTGAAACCGCCGGTGCCGTTGCCCACCAGGGCCGCGACGTTGGCGAAGTCGGAAGCCGAGGCGTCCGACTCCTCGATCTTGAGGGCGGTGCAGACCGCGTCGGTCGTGGCCGCGGCCGGCTCGAAGACCACGTCGATCGACGCGTACTCGTGGCCGAGCGTGTCGATCGTGTGCGTGGCGGTCTGCGAGGTCGTGGTGTCGGCCGTGCCGATCTTCGCCACGGTCTTGGAAGCTGCGAGATAGAGCATGTGTCAGAATCTCCTAACTAGCGGGTGGATCGGATCAGCCGAACTTGAGGGCCACGAGCGGTCCGGCCTTGGCGGTCGAGCCGAGGTCGTGGGCCACGATCGCCACGCGAGCCGTGGCGAAGGTCAGCGTCTGGTCGTACTCGATGAACCGGCTGCCGTCGGTCTTGATCGTGATCGCACGCCGCTCGCCGTAGGTCGCGGCCTGGCTGAGATCGCCGAACAGGCAGGCCACCTTCGTGGTCGTGCCGGTGAGGGCCGACTCCAGCGGATGGCAGAGCACGACCGGGAAGCCGAGGAACTGGAGGCCAGCACCGCCGGCGATGTCGGCGGCGTTGTTCCCAGCCGCGGCCGTCATCAGCCGCAGCATCGAGGAGCCGTAGCCGGCCGGCGAGATGTAGAACTTCGCGTTCCGCCGGGCGAACAGCGGCAGCCGGGCGACGAGGTTCGTGAAGTCGCTCAGGAGCAGGGCGTCGAACGTCGTGCGGCTGGTCGCCGTCACCACGCCGGCCGAGTGCGTGCCGTCGTTGATCGCGGCCGCCACGCCGACCGTGCCGTGGTAGGTGCTCGAACCGTCGCCGATGAAGCCGGCGTTGTCGTAGGCTTCCGCGAACGACTGGGCCACCTCGACCGCCATCGCGTCGGCGAGGTCGATCACGGAGTCTTCCATGAGCGAATTCGGCACGCGGTTGTCGATACCCCACAGCTTCGCGGTCAGCGACACGTTGTCGAACGTCACGTCGCTGGTCGCCGGCGCGGCGTTCTCGCCGATCGGCCGAGCCGACAGACCGCCGGTGCGGCGGGCCATCAGCATCGTATCGCTGTTCATCGTCACCCGGCGGGCGTTCGCGGGGAACGCTCCGAACTCCTCGACGAGCCGGATGATCTCGCTGGACATCTCGTCGCTGACGAGCACACCGCCGAGCGAGTTGATTCCGCCGGCCTGGGCGCGGCTCTCGACGCCGTGATCGCGGCACCACCGACGGGCCTCCTCGTCACCGAGCACGTAGCCCTTGAGGTGCATTCCGGCGCGGTACGCACGCTCTTCGGCATTCGGACCGCCGAACGCCTTCAGGCGACCGGTGGCACGGGGGATCGCGTAGTGACGGCTCTCCACGGCGGGCTCCTTCGTCTCGGGGGTTTCGATCGTTTCGACGGCCTTGGCGGGAGCGGCACGCTCCAGCACGGCCCGGAGTTCGACGTTCTTGGCGGCGACGCGTTCCAAGAACGCGATCTGCTCCTTGAGCTTCTCGGCACGGGTCTCAAGCGACCGCAGCGACGCCTCCTGCTCCTCCGACATCGCGGGAGAATCGCCCTCGGCGGGCGACTCGGACATCGCCTCCATCTCGGCGACAACGGAAGCCAGTTCGTTGAGCAGTGCCTTGATCTTGTCCACGTGCGTCGCTCCTGTTCGGGTTTCGGCGGCGATGCCGCCCACACGAACGAAACTACGGCACGAGTGCCCCACCCATGCAGTTCGGGGGCGGGGTCGTTTACTAATCAGTAAACGCCCGGCGGCGCACGTGTTCCGCGTTCACGACGTGCTTGTCGGTGTGGCCGCACCGCGGGCACCGCAGATACCGCGTCTGGTACTCGCCTCGCGCCTGGCTGGATGCGACGTTGAGCCGCGCGGCTTGGCACCGCGGGCACTGTTCGCCTGACTTAGCGGCCATGCTGCCTCAGAAAATCACGAACAGAATCGGCCGCCGCCCGCACTCGCTGCAGGCGTTCGGCATCCTGCCGACGCACCTCCTGCTCCGCGGCCCGCCATGAATCGTATGACCGCTTCGCGACCGTCACGTCGGCGTCGGGATACGCAGGAAACGTGACCGGCCCCACGTCGATCAGCGAGTCGATCTTCGTCACCGTGCGGATCGACCGCCCGTCTTCGACGCTCCACGACTCTCCACCCGGAGCAATCTGAAACGAGAACGAACTGCCCCGCACGATCCCCGCCTCAATGTTCGCGGCGAGGTCGCGGCCGTAGGTCGTGTCGGGCACCGGGAACTCATACCGCAGCCCCGTCTCGTCCACGTTCATCCGCAGCGTGCCGGGGTAGCGGGCGAGCGGGTAGTTCGGGTCGTGGTTCCACAGAGCGCGAGTTTCGAGCGGCTTCTTCCGCCCGCGCCGCTCCGCGACGATGCCGAACGCACCCGGATCGATCCGCTCGGTGAACTCGCCGAGGTCGAGAGAGTTGACGCCGAACTTCGCAGCGTAGCCGACGATCCACCGGCTTTCCGGCTGGCCGTCCTCGCACCGAGACTCCACCCGGAGCAGCGGAAGTTCGGTCGTTTCCTCTTCGTAAAAACTGCGTCGCTCGATCATGCTTCGGCCCTCCTCGTCGGCGGCGTTCATCTGCCGCGCTAGTTTGTTTGCCCACGCTTGCCCCGGGTCGCCGCCCCACAATGCCCACGCGATGCGGCCGGCGGACGGAAAGCCGTCTTCGCCAGGGCTGAATCCTTTGCCTTGTTTGTCTACCTCGTGCCTGGCAAAGTACGAAGCCATTCGCTTCGCCGTGTCTGGGCTGATGCTTGTGCCGTTCGACAAGTCTCTCGCCCGGGCAACGCCGACCGCTGTGCCGCCTCGGTTGAACTCGTCGCGCCATGCGAGCCCGCGCGCCGCTTCGTCGCGGACGCCTGCCGGCGGCGAGAAGTCGATGTGGTAATACCTAGCCGCCATCAGTAGATCGTCCCCGGATGGTCTTGGACTTCGTCCATGTCCCAGGTGCCCCTAAGAATCCTCGCAACCTCAGACGCTACAAAACCCAGCGGATGCCCCTGAGCTGGGGATCGGTATTCCCTTTTGGCATCAGCCGCTAGCTCCTCAATAAGTTTGCGAGCAACTGCGTCCTCGACTCCATCGACGACTATCTGGCCATCACGTACGGAAAGCTTCGCCGAGAATTTTCCTATTTTCACCCGTGCAATCACTTATTTCCGTCCCTTCGCAGAAGGCTTGCGTGTAGTTTTCTGTTTTTGCGGAGCAACAGCTTTCTTTGCTTTCTCACGCGACTTTGGCAGAAGTCTGCCCGTCAAGACTCCGGTACACAAATCAAACCACTCGCGATCTGCTCTAGCAAATGCCGCTGGATTATTGGCGAGCATCTCCATGCCAATAGAGAGAATTTCCGTTCGACCTCCAGAATACGTTTTTCCAGCATAGTAGGCTATTTCCTCTCCGCCGCTTGGGTGGGCGGCAAGCACGGCTTTCGCAAAGTTATCAATCCTCCCCTCTTCATCGCTCCGATATCGCCCACCAAACTTTCGCTGCATGTTTTCTGGCGACTCGCCAGCAGTGCGACGAGAGGCGAAGTCTCTGCAAACAGCAGCAACTTCAGGATTATTTTCAAGCGCGTGAGCCACTTCGTGAGACACAGCAAACACGCTGTCGCTCGTAGAGGAAGTGACTGTTCCGGCGCGATCGGCTCTCGCCGAAGGGGCAAAATTTGCTCGCGCGCCATCCAAGACTAGGAACTCAGTGCGTAGTTCCGCTTCATGAATTGCCGGGTTAGCTAACGAAGAGACTGCGGCGTGGCCTTGAAGCATCCTATCCCGGTATTCCTCGCTGACCTGAGATGCCCTTTCTTCAGCGTCGGCAGCTATTTTGCCTTGATAAGTTTTTATGGCATCGGCTGATACTCCATCGGCTTGCGCTATTTCGCTCACTTCGCGCGATGTCTGTTCTCGCAGCAGGCGCGCCATTGTCTCGCGTCGTTCGTTGTTGGCGGACTCAAGCTTTTCGTAGACCGGCCGAAGCTTTTCGTTCAACGCATCGCGAGCGGAAGCGGCTTTTGCCACGGCTTCCTTGTCGCCACTCTGTATTGCGGAAAAAACGTCGGCGGCAAGCTTGTCTTGCTCGGGCAGCGACTTTTCGATTTCCGCCTTTAGGGGCTTAGTCTTTGCAATGTGCTCCTTTTCTGCCGAAGCCAGTGCTGCATGAAATTCTCGCGCACTCTTTGATCCATCGAACCCACCGCCGCCATCACCACCGCCTGAACCACTTCCTTCAGATCCGCCGCCCCCACCACCGCCACCCGCACACTTGTTGCCAGGCTTGAAACCGCCGGCACCGGTGCCGCAGTCGCGCTTCGCTACCGGCTCAACCGGCGGCTCAGGCAGCGGGTCGATCTTCGTGAGCGTCGCCACTTTGTGCCCGACCTGCGTCTCGGTCGCCCGCCACCCGCCGCTCACCTCTTCGTACACCGTGATGAGCGCAGCCGGATCGTCCTCGGTCGCGTCGATCGTGAAGTCGGTGCCCGGAACATCGAGCGTGCCGTAGTCCATCACGTGGTCGATCCTCCCGCGGGCACGCCCACCGGATGAATCCCACGAGACGAAGTCGCCTTCAGCCACGGTGCCGGGTGCAGCCCTGAACTCCGCCGACCGCACAGCGGGCTCCGGCTCCGGCACAGGCGGCGGTGCTGTTTCGTCGATGCCGCCGACCATCGCCGAGATCTGTTCCGGCTTGAAGTTCGGATACGCCGCAGCCAGCAACGCAACCGCCGCAGACTTCGACAAGAAGCCCGACGCGATCTGCTGCAGAATCTGCAGGATGCCCGCAATCTGCGCTCCGTTGAGCGACGCATCGGCGAGTTGCTGCGCGCTGGTCGCGCCTTCCACCGCCTGGCCGTCGATGCCGCTGCCCGGCTGCTGCTGCGCCGCCGCGTCGGCAGCCGTCGGGTCTTCCCCGAGCGTGCCCATGTTCAGCGGACGGTAGCGAACGTCGCCGCCTTCGACCGGGTTGCGATTCTCCAGTTCCAAGATGTCGTTCGTGCTGAGCGCTCCGATGTCCCACATCGCCCGGTAGTACGCCGACCGGCTCGCGGAGTCGCCACGCAGGAGCCCACGCACGTCGAACTCGACGAAATACTTCTCGTCATCCACGATCAAGTCACGGGTGAACGCCGACTCGAACCGCCGCAGCCACGGCAGGATCGTGTGCTGCACGAAGTCGAGGCCGGCGTGTTCGATCGACCCGTACCCGCCGTTCATCACGCCAAGGAGGTGCATCGGCACCCGGAACAACCGGGCGATCTCGGCCAACTGGTACTGCCGCAACTCAAGGAACTGCGAGTCGGTGTTTGTCGCGTAGGGAATTTCGTAGGGCTTGAGTCCGCCCGTCAGCACTGCCGTCTCGAAGGCGTTCTGCGGCCCGCGATGCTTGCGGTTCCAGTTGTCGGCGAGCTCGCGGCGAGCGTCGGCATTCAGCGGATTGTCGGTCGAGAGGATGAACCCGGGGCGGGCACCGGCACCGAAGAACCGGCTGCCGTGGATTTCGCACGCGCGGGCCAGGGCGATCGCCTCCCGGCACTCCTCGACGATCGACATTCCATGCACGCCGTCGTCGCTCGGGCCGCGCAGGTGCAAAATCTGCTCGTCGGTGTAGATCGTTTGCCGGCCCTTCGCTTCCCGGTACGTGTATCGCAGCGAGCCGTTCTCCAGCGTCTCGACTTTCATCCTTGACGGGTGAAGCGGAATCAGTTGATCGACGGCACCGGAGGAGCCGGAGCGGATTTCCGAGTAGGCATCGCCCCACAGGCACACGTGGAAAACCGCCTGCTCGCGCCACTCGAACGAAGTCTGCCACGAGTTCGGCTGCGAGTGCAGTCGCTTATACAGCGGCAACTCCCGGGCCTGCCTCTTTCCGCCGGTCTCAAGCCGCTCCAGGATGTGCAGCGGGAGGCTCGCCACCGTCTCGGCGAGGATGCGGGCACACGAGAACACGGTGGCTACCGCCGTCGCGTTCTCAGGGCTGATCCGCACGCCGGCCGGGCTGCGGCCGCCGCCGTCGTCGTCCCAGGAGCGAGCCTCACCGGGAAGCCAGAGAATGCGGTTTTCGTGGGCGATCATATCCAGAAGATTTCAGGGCTCGAGTTCGTGCCGGCCTGCTCTGTTCGCATCCAGGCACCGATCGCCTGGCACAGCGCCACGATGCCGTCGATTCGTTCGGTCGATGCCGCCTTGCTCGGGAAAATGTTGCCGTGCCGGTCTTCATGGATCGCCACGTTCCCGGCGTTCCACGTGAGCACGGGCTGCCCGGCGTGCCGCACCCGTCCGCTCAGAATCGCGTTCTCCAATGTCCGAGCCGGGGCCGACATGCCCGGCCCAGCCTGCGGCCATCCTCGCACGTCCAGCCCGTCCCCTTGCAGCAAGTTCGCCAGCATCTGAGCGTTGAACTTCATGTCCACTGCCAAGCTCCGCACCTTGTATTCCTCGCAAATCTGCCGGATGTCGGTGTGCAATCGCGTGTAGTCGGTCACGTTCCCATCGGTCACGCGGATGTGCCCGTCGCGAATCCAGCCGAGGTAGTCAACCTTGTCGCGCTGGGCACGCTCCACAGCGTTCGCCTCTGGAATCCAGAAGAACGGCAGCACGTCGAGCGAGTTGTCAGCCGGGTCTGGGCAGACGAGCACCAGGGCGGAGAGATCGTAGGTGCTCGCGAGATCGAGACCGGCGTACACCGGACGGTCGCCGAACGGCCGCAGCGGATTCGCACATGAGCCCCAGGCAGTCGGAGAGATCCACCGCGTGTCCTGCGTTGTCCAGACGTTGAGCCGATAGCGTAGGAAACTGTTCAGCTTTGTCGGCGACTGTTCCGCTTCGCGGGCGTCGGCCGCGAAAGACTCTTCGGTGATCGTCTCGCCGAGCGACGGGTTCGCCTGCCTCCAGACTTTCGGATCTTTCCACGAGCCGTCGGTGCCGCACTCTGGCGGCCCAGCGTATATGCACCCGAAGAACGCCGGATCAAACGCCGGATCGGCGATGCACTTCTCGGCGTAGGAGTGCTGCTCCCAGCAGATCGACCGGCGGTCGAAGCCGGCCGTCGTGATTGAGAGGATGAGCGGCTGCCGGCGGGCCGCGCCGCCGTAGCGGAGTGCGTCCCAGAGCCGGCGATCACGCTGGGCGTGGAGCTCGTCGAAGAGGAGAGCGTGGATGTTCAGTCCTTCCGCCCGGAACGCGTCGGCCGACAGAACCCGATAGAACGAGTTGCTTGCCTTGTGAACGATCGTCTTTCGCGAGTCGATCACCTCGAGGTGCTTACTTAGGGCAGGCGAGGCCCGCACCATCGACGCCGCCTCGCGGTAGATGATGCCAGCCTGCTCGCGGTCGCAGGCAGCACCGTAGACTTCGGCACCGGGCTCCGAGTCAAACGCCGTCATGTAGAGGGCGATGCCGGCGAGGGTCGTTGACTTGCCCTGCTTCTTCGGAAGTTCGATGTACCCGACGCGATGCTGCCGTGTGCCGTCAGTATTCAGCCGGCCGAAGAGCTCGCGAAGCACATGGTGCTGCCACGGCAGCAGCGTGAACGCCTTGCCGGCGTTCTGCCCCTTGCTGTGCCGCAGGATCTTCTCAAAGAATGCGACGACGCGTTGATAGCGTTTCTCGCCCTCTTCGCACAGTTCAGGAACCGTGGATCTTGAGGAACTCGTCGATTTCGTCGATCGGCTTTTCGTCTTTGCCACCGAGTCGCGTCCTGCTAACAGGCGTCAATCCGAACTCACCCATGAGCGACGTTTGCAAACTCACGAGCCCGCGATAGAGCGGCCCAGCCGGATTGGGTTTCACGCCTCCGAGATCGGTCCTCATCACCGGCCCGGTCGCGCGAAGCTCGAGCAAGCAAGCCTGCGTTGCAGCGTACACCTCGCACAAAGTCGCGAGCGCCTCGCCGTCGGCGAGCGTCAACGTGCCGAGGCCGAGCAAGATCGGAACGAGTTCTTGCCACTTCTCAACGGCGAGCGGCTCGAGCATGAGCCGAGCCGGCATCGGCGGAGCGCCGGGATGCGACGGGAGGTCTGGCCGGATCGCTCGCTTTCCCGGGTTGCCGGCGAGTCGCTTCACGCTGGCCGGAATTGGCTTCCTACCACGCGGCATCTGAAAACCTCAAAAACATCGGGGAAAAACGCTGTTTCAAAATGCGGGCGCGTATTCCGAGGTGAC